CTTTTTCGAATGTAACTTAACACATATAAATATCAAATAGTTTGGAAAACCCAAAAGAGCATAAAAAAGGGGGAAATCCATTTTCCCCCAATTTTATTTTACACTAAGATTGGTTAAGATTAGATATTAGCTAAATCTTTAACATAAATCTTACCATAGTACTCAGGACGAACCATTTTCTTAGCGTAACGAGTCATCACACCTCTACGTGGAGTAAAGTTTTGTGGGTCGTACACTAATGGAGTCATAATTAAAGGAACATATGGAGCGTAAACTGCACCTGTCTCTAAGAAGTTGTTACCTCTATATCCTAATAAGATTTCGTTAGAAGTCATATAAGGGTTTTTGTAAACAGTGTAGCGATTAGCCATAGCACCTACTTGAGTTACACCAGCTGCGAAAGATGTAGCATCTTTATCAGCGTTTACTACGAATCCAGGAATAGATTCTAAGATAGTACAAACATCAGGAGAAGCAACGATGAAGTTAGCTCCACCTCTTAATGTTAATTGGTGAATCTTGTTAGATACTTTGTTGATTTTAGTTCCTAAAGTCTGGAACCAAGTGTTCTTTTGGTAAGCCATTGCGTTAGTAGCACCACCCCAAGCTGCTTGTCCAGTTGCACCATTGTTAAGGTATTCCTCACCAATTGTTGCAGACCAGTATTCAGTTGTTAATGCGTTGCTCTTTAACATATCTAAGATTTCTAAGTCAATCTCTAATGAGATATAATCAGATAACATAGAAGTTAATTCAGCTTCAGCATCGATTGAGTGATATGCGTTTAAGTCTTGCGCTAATTCAGGAGTCCAAACTGCTTTCAACTTACGAGTCTTAGCAACGATTGCCTCTGATTTCAATTCTAAGTCGATTTCAGGAATATCCAATGCAGTTGTTGTGTTACCAGCAGCATTTGCAGTTGAATCTTCGAAATCACCTCTATCGTAAGCTACAGGAACTTCAGAATAAACTACAGTTGTAGAAGAGATAGTTTGGTGTGCAGATGCAGATACGAATAATACTACGTTAGTACCACTTGCGTAAGAGAACTGTCCGATTGTACCAGCTAAACCACTAGCACCAGCAGTTACTTGGAACGAACGTACTGCGTTAGCATCAGTTGTTGCAGGTAATTGGTTTGCACCACCAGCGTAAGAAATAGTTAATTTTTTGATTTGATTAGCAGCTGCAGAAGCAGATAATGCTGAATCATAACCACAATCAGCCCAAGAAGCTGTAGCTGCAGTTGTAGTTAAAGAAGCTGCAGAAGCATCGTTTACTGAATAGCCATAACGTCCTTCACCATAAAGACCGTTTTGAGCTGCGTTAGTTCTACCAAAGTTAGTAGCTGAACCAGTTGCGTTAGTACCACCGAAAAGTGATTTACCACCGAATTGTCCTTCAGAACCTTGTGCTGAACCATATTTGAAATCTAAGAAGAATACAAGACCTGAAGGTAAGTTCATAGGTTGTACACTAACGAATTCTTTAGAAGCAATCTCACCGAAGATTCTTCTTACTAAAGGTAAAGCCACACCACTCCACTCTTCTGAACCAGAAGAAGTACCAGTTTGAGTTGCCTCGTCCAACAATTGCTTAGCTTGGTTCTCTAAAAGAACTGCCATAGAGTGTTGGTCTCTTTCTTTCATTCCCTCTAATAGACCAGTTTTCTCCCACTTTGATTTCAATTGGCGAGTTTCTGCCAACATCACTGCTTGTGGGTTTTTGCCTTCCATTAATTTGGATAAATCAAAATTTGCCATTTTATAATATTTTTTGTTTAGTTTGTTTATTTAATGATACCAGCTAATTGCTTGAAGCGATTTGCTAATTCATTTGTGTTTTCTGAAATAATTTGTTTTGCTGGTGCAGTAGATGCAGATGGCTTAGATGCTAACCCTTCAGTTATGCTTTTCTTAGCTGCTACTTTTCTTTCAGTACCAGTGAATTTCATTGATTCAGATAATGTTGCGTAAACCAATTTAACTTCTCTTACATTGGAAGTTCTGTCTAAGTTCTCTACAACTTTTACTTTTTGCTCATTAGTTAAGTTATAATTTCTGAACAATTTGTTAGTGTAAAGTAATTTAGCGTTTAATAAATTTACTTCGTTGATAGTTTTTCTTAACGACTGAATAGTTGCATAAGCTTCTTTCAACTCTGATTGCATTTGAGCTTTCTCAGCTTCATCTTCTGCTGCATCTGCTGCTGAATCTTCTTCTTCTCCGTAACCCATCTCACGAAGGATTTCGTCTAAATCAATAGTTTCATCATCTTCTGCTGGAGCTTCTTCACCTTCCATTGCTGGAGCTTCTGCTGCATCTTCTGCTGCATCTGCTGCTGAATCTTCTTCTTCACCTTCATATGCTGTTTCAACTCCTGTTGGGTCTTCGTATCCTAATTCTTCGGATTCTTGTTCCATACCCAATTCATCTTCCAATTCTCTGATGATAGATTCTAAATCTAACTCATCTTCATCAGCCTCTGGTGCGATTTCTTCACCTTCTGCTGCGTACTCCGCTGAATCTTCAGCTGCATCTGCTGCTGAATCTTCCTCTTCGCCTTCCATTAAATCATCAACTTCTTCGTGTCCTTCTAACTCATCACCAGCTTGTGCTGATTGTTTAGCAATACCACTTAAGTCAGTCTGCGCTGAGTAAGCTTTGTCTGCCGGCTCTTTGTTATCACCTTTACCAATTTCACTAGATACATCATTCTCTTCGTTCATATCTGCTTCTTCTTCATCACCTTCCATTTCGGCTTGTAATTTTCTAGAAAGAATAGATTGTAAACGTGGAGTAAATGCTTCTTCTAAAGCGATTTTAGCGTTGGCAATAGCAGTTTCACGTACAGCTTTAGCATCAGCGATAGCTTCTTTTAATAATTTTGAACTTGCCATTCTTTTTACTTTGTTTTTGCTTATTCTGAAGTCATTAGATTTGGGACTTCAATGTAGGTAGTTCGGTTGTTCGGTCACCTCATAATAATGGGTATTCATTAACCAACTTGTCTTAAACCTATATGGAATAGGTTATTGTTATCAATAAGTATATAAAAAAAAATTAAACATAAAATTATGTTTAATTTTCTTTAGTTTTTATATATTTTTTAGTTTCCTCTTAAATATATTGGTGAGTATTTATCATATTTAGCAGTACCATCCAATATATTACCTCTTGAATTTTTTGCAGGTGTATTGTATCCTGCTGCTTTTAATAAATCACCTTTCTTAAATCCTTTTGATGGATTATCATCCATTGATACAAATCCCCATGCAGATGGTTGGCCAAACTTTCTACTTTGATGTGTAATTCTAGCATACTTTCCACCTTTAAAATCGGTAGTATATTCTTGGTCAGGAAATTGTTTATTTAATTTATCTAAAAATTTATTAATATCAGATTTAATATCTTCGTTGATTTCAATTCCTTCTTTAACAAATCCTTTAGAAGAATAATTTTTAATTGCCTTTTCTAAATCAACTTTGTTTTTAAAAATCTCAATATCCCAAAAATCACTTCCATCTTTGTGTTTTTTTACACCATCATGTGAACTGATACTATATTTTGCTTTACCAATACCAGGATTTACTTTGAATGCTTTTTTACCTTCAGTTACTGATTCTTTAATTACTACAATTCCATTTTCATCTCCTCTCTTTGCAGTTTTGATACCACCTTCAATAGAATCTAATTTATGTCTAACTTTTGTTGAACCTTTTACATTACCACTTTTATCGGATGGTACTAATGTTGCCGAATAACTATCCATTGCAACTACTTTGTAGTATTTACCACCTTCAATTCCTTTTAACATTGTAAATCCTTGTCCTAAAATTACCGAACCTACTTTAAGGTCAGTTGGATACGCTTCGTTTATTGATTCTCTTAAACTCTCTCTATATGTTTGACGGATGATTTCTTTTAATTTTTGCTCTACACCTTCTTTACCAACTTTTTTAGGAAGTCCAGCGTGTTTTGTAGATGCGAAATCCTTTGCATCAGATGGTTTCATTTCTTTAGCAGCGTCTTGTGCATCTTTTGAAAAGTCGGATGCTTTGGCATCACCCTTTTGTATTGCATGAACAATACCCATAAATTTTTGTTGAGCTTGTGATTTAGCAGGCATAATATTATTCCTTTGGTTATATGGAATAAATATCACTTTCTATGAAAATAAGTAAAAATAGTTAGTATGTTTGTCCGATTGGATTTTTTGTCTAATTCGTTCATCTGATACACCAAATCTTTCACCGGCATCCTTTAGTGTGTAGAAAAGTTCACCTTCACAACTTATCGTATGTATCTTATCTCTAACTTGAACATCTTTTAGAGTTCTTTCATGCGAATCGTAACTGATATTTGTTAAAGGAGTGTCCAACTTTTTCCAATGTCTATAATGGTCAGCTTTTGATTCTATACGATTACGAATTTCAGTTTCAGTATAATCTATGTATTCTGCGGCTTGTACAGGAGATTCAAAGTAATATCCATCTATACAATATTTTAAAATAGGATTTGTTTCCTCACCAATTACCTGCCACCCTTTGTATTTGGTTTTTGGTGATTGGCATCTTCTTTCTACTTCGGATGCTACTAACTCATTTGGATTGATTGAGATTGCTGCTTCTCTGAATGATTTATATTGCCGTCCGTTTACCACACATTTGTAAGTACCATCCCATTCAATATCCTCCGTTGCTAAATCAGGATTTCCTTTTACAAATACTAATACATTTTGATGAACCGATGCTACTTTACGATTCCGTTTGAAATATGTATCTACTACTCTACCAGCCTGATGTTGTGAATTAAATAGAACCATATCGTTATAAAAGTGTAAACCAACTTCTTCCATTGCTGAAATAGTTTTGTTTACTAATCCTCTATACTTTCCAATTTTGTAATCTCCTGTCTTTGATACCTCTCTAACTTCACTAACTACTACCGCAAAGAAACGATTGTTTTTTAACTTTTCTGCTGATTTTTGTAATATGGAAATATACCTTTCATCAAATTGCCCATCACTCATATTAGATAAATCATTTGCATTATCCGTATAAACCTCCAAATCATAGTATGGTGGGCAAGTGAATACAAAATCATAAGTATCCGCATTTAATACATTTAATAATAGGTAACTATCCCCACCCATCCATTTGGGTTTATCAGATTGTTTTCTATTTGCATCTATTTGTGTTTGTGATATATCAATTCCATCGTATTTGAATCCCATCTCCGTTGCCACAATTCCCCTCACACTTCCACCAGCAAATGGGTCTAACACCTTACCACCTTTTGGAACAAACCACTCATACATTTTTTCGCATAGAGTAGCATCAAATACTGAAACAGTATCCGCATCATCCCAAAACTTACTTTTTGATTGAGTATCTTCCCTACCTAATTCTGATTTGATATTGTAGGTTTGTATCCACCAGCGTTTACGGTCTTGCCACTCTTTGGTGCGAGTATCGAGTATTGAAAATGGTTTTATCATAGATACCACAAATATACAAAAAAAGCTTGGGATTACCAAGCTTTTCTTTAATTATATTTTATTTGATTTTACGATTCTCCATAATATTCCGCATCTTTATCAAGATTCATAATATACTCATTTTCTACTTTGGATAATCTATCTCTCCATTTTTTTAATTCTTCAGTTCCTTTTTTTAACTGTTGCATTAAAGCATTTTTTCTATTTAATTCTTTTTCTGCAAAATATTTGTCTCTCAATTTAAGTTGTTCATCTTCTAATTTTCTAACTTGTAATGAAAGTGCTGAAAATGCTTTGTACATTTTTGGAACATATCCTCCTTCTTTAATAACTCCTTCAGGTACACAATTTGGAACTTCTTTACCATTCTTGTCTTTCATCCCAACTTGCTTATATCCTTTCCAGCAAGGGTCATTTTCTAATAAATTAGCTAACTTTATCATATTATTGCAAATCTTTTTTAAATTTTTTGATAACAGCTAAAGCGGCTTTTAATGCCGTTTGCTTATCTTCAATATCAACTGGAAGTGAAGAAATCTCCCAATGGTTATGAATAGGAAATTCATTAGGTTTTATAGTATAGATACTCCAAATGCCATCATAGGCTTCGTCAATATATAAACCATTTTTTGTCCCATCAGGAAAAAAGTTATACCCCTGTCTTGCTCTACCTTGATTGTATTTTTTAACTTTTACATTATCCACACCTAATTCTTTTTTAAGTGCATCGGATATAGCTGCAACCATTGCGTTATCAGGTCCTAATCCTTCTTTCAATAAGTTTGTTAATCTAATAATACCTTCGTTTGCTGATTTATTAAATTTACTTTTTATTCTATCATGTACAGCTGCAAATTCATCAGATGTCATTTCACCTTTTATGAATTTTTGTACTTCAGACATTCCCATCAATACTTTTGCAATTTTGTAAGCTTGCTTTGCTGATAGAACTTTATCTCCTGTCAATGAACCATAATCTTCATCATCATATACAGGTTCCCCATCTTGGTTATAGAATCCAATAGAAAACTTACCATCATTTTCTCCACTACCTACTGATAAACAATTATATCCATTATCATAATCCGCATCTTTATCAATTATTGTCATTGGACCTTCCCATCCACCTTGACCCCCACCACTCTCACGTGTAGTTTCAAATCCATTACCTCTCAAATCCAAATCAGCTTCAAGAGCTTTTTCTATTTTATCTAAACGGTCGGATGTTTTTGCAACATCATCTTCCTCATCATAGTATTTTTTTTCATCTTTCCAATATGTTGGGTCATCATATTGAGATTTTTCTTTGGATGTAGTTGAATTATTTGTTGACTGTGAAAATGGTTTCCATAATGAACGTGTCTCAATTTCTTTTGATGTTGATGGTGCAACTTTTGCATCCTTTTGGTGTGGATACTTCATTGGGTTATATGGTTCTAATTCGGATGTATTTACATTACCATCCGCATCAGTTTTAGTTTCACCTCTTTCATCGCCCATTCTTACGATACCAATTGTATTTGTTCTTTTGTTATATACAACCGAATCTACACCTAAATCATATTTTGGAGTTTCTTCTTTCCCAGCCTCACCACCTCTATCTTTTGCATAATCTCCGCCAAACATATCACTACCAGCTGCTTTTGGTGCCGATGGCTGTTCTGTATCTTTTATAGGATTGTGAGTACCTGCTTTAATTGCGGCATCTCTACTATCTTTGGTTTTAAATACGGATGTTTTACCAGTTGCTTTATTAGTTGCAGTAAATGTTTCCTCTTTAAGTAGTTGGTTTAATCTAATCATTTTATAATTTATTAAATAATTTATCAGTATCAATATCAAATGCGTAACCTGCTCCAGAATATCTTCTATTTGGTATTACTGAAATTCCTAATTTCTTTTCCAAACGAGTTTTTATTAGTGATAAAATTTCATCTTCTGCATTATTTCCCAATTCTTTTAACATCGCCTCAATCTTTTCTCTATCCTTCATTGATTTTGGTAATAATACAATGTTGTTCATTGGAGATGATACTATAAATTCAATACCATTTGCTTGTGGAAAATCAAACTTTGCATCTTTTGCTTCTGCTATTTGTTGCTTTGATTCGTTTGTTCCGTATTCGTGATAGTTTTCAGCAGCTTGTGAAATATAATTACCAGCATTTGTAATGTGGTCTTGAATCCATGCAGGTATGTTCTTTTCGTTTCCACCGATTTTAGATTTCAATTCGGTAGCATGTTTAATGATTGCATCTAAAGTATTATGTGCCATAGATACTTCGTGGTCAGGTTCTTCACCCTCCTTAACTTGTGGAGCAAATGCTCTTGCATAAGGGTTAGATACTACTTGTCCCAATTGCGGTTTTAATCTACCATAAGTAGAACTATCCGCAAAGTTAAACATTTCGGTTAAACGAATCATATTACCACTTTTTCTTTTTAGCTTCTTTTTTCAATCCTAATCTTTCTTTCATAACATCAGGTTGAATATCTGCAATCTCATAGTAACGAGATAGAATGTGTCCCATATCTTCGTATAATGAATGTAATCTTTCATCCATTGCTTTTGCTTCTACGGCAAACTTTTGGAAACTTTTATCTAACTTATCTAATTCAGTCATATTACGTTTAACAGTTACACCATCAAACCAATCTGCTGTTTCTCTTAATGTTAATTCTCTAGCTGCTTCAACAATTCCACCCAAAGTGTTAGCTACCTCCGTTAAATCGGATGCTCTTTTCATTTGCTCTTGAAATGTGTTGTATGTAGAGATGATTTCTAAAAAGTGTTTCTTAACCTCATTACTTAAAGGTCTTTTATCTCCGTTCAAACTTTCTTTAAGACTGAACTTTCCGTTTACAATCTTTACTTCGTTTAAATTAGTTTTACGAATGTCATTGTACCCTTTAGCTACATTAGTTGCTTTTTTATCAGCTTCTACTTTTAAGCTAATTTTATTGTTGTGTACATAATCGTATATGTCAAATGGCTTGCTCATTATGATATTTCAGTTATAATTTCTCTCATTAAATCTTGTGCTTTGCAATAATCTCCGCAAACATCAGTTCCAATTTTTGCCAATGGATTTACCGATTCGTTTACAGGTACCATAAATGCACCATGTGTAGATGGATTAGAAACAAAATCCCAACCGATTAATTCAAAATCTTCCTGAACTTCTACTTTATTTCCTTCCATTTGTTTTGTAGAACCCATACCTCTTGATGATATACCTAATAGGATACCAGCTTTAAGTAATTCTTTAAGGATATTACCAGATGGAGTTGCAAGGATTTCAACTGTACCACATAAATCATCTCCCTCCCAATGGATTTCTCTGATGTTGTGTGATACGTTCTTTAAGTTGATTACAGTTGAATCAGGGTGGTCTAACTCACCTAATGCTCTACGTTCTTTGATAAGTTGCTCATACTTTTGAGCTTCTCTCATTAATGTGGGTTTTGGATATACTCTACCATTTTGATTTTCAGCACCAGCTCTTTGAAGAACACCTTTAACGATAGTTCTACCACCAGCATCCTCTTGTACCTTGCCTTCGAATAATTTGGTTTCTATTAAAAGATTCTTCATTTTATTATTTTATTATTTTCTTTAATTTTGCAATTACAGAATTTATGGAATCATCATCACCATCAATTGTTAATACTTTTTTATTGTTGTGATATAAATCATACCCTACACTATAAAATACACCCTTAAATTTCTTTTTAAGTTCTAATGATAATTGCATTTGAAACGGACTTGCTAATTTTGATTTTGGCCAAATACCTTCGTTTAGTTTACTTTCCAATAAACCAATTGCCATATCCTTTACTTCTCTTTCAGCTCCAGCTGCATATTTCTTATTACAAATTGCAATAGTGTTTCCTGATACTTTAATCATATACATTGGAATCATTGAAGTTGTAAAATCATATTTGATACCAGCTTTCTTTAATTCGGCACCTACATTCATAAAAGATGTTGCGTTTTTAACTGCTGCTTCAATTTTATCTAAATCAGCATCATATCTTCCTTCGTTAATATTTTCATCAGCTTTTTTACCAGCTCTTAAATCTGCCAAATCAGAACCTTCAATCTCACCATCACCATCCACATCTAATTCTTTTTGTCCACCAACCAATGCTTCGTTTTTCTCACCTTTACCATTCCAAGCCGTATCAATTTTATCAAAGAATGCTTTTTTTTCCTCATCACTCATAGATGGGATAGATTTACCAGCCTTATCTAATGCTTTTTGGAAGAACTGCTGATATTCGGTTTCCTCAACCATTACTTCTTTAACTAATTCTTTTAGTCTTTGTCTTGTTATACCTGCCATATTACATTGAGTGGATTTTCTCCGCTATTTTATTTAATCTTTCTTTGATAGTATTTAAGTTACTATATGTTCTTTTATAATAACCGGTTCTGTCCAAATTGTTTTCAGTTTTTAATCTTGAATACCAATTAACAAATTTTTCAATTTCAGATAATTGAGATTTTACACTTCTCAATCCAACTGCTATTTTCTTTTGTGGAGAAGCATCTTCTTTTTTTAATGCTAACCAACGATTTTCAACTAATTCCATAGAAGATACATCTGCCATAGTTTCATCTTTATCGTTTTCATCTTTTGCAGGAGTTGCGGTTGGTTTCAATTCATGTGCTTTCAAATCCAATACTCCCAACTCTTCTTTCAATTTACCTTCTTCTAAATCATCTACAACAGTTCCACCACTTACTTTAGCTAATCTATTGTTTTTCTTTCCAGTTTGACCAGGTTTGGAAAATGCAGCAGGAGTGTTATAACCAGCAACTGCACCAGTTCCAGTCATTTCTTCCAAATCTTTTTCAGCTTGAATTTCTTTAACTAAATTTCTGATTATTTCTTTTAACTTATTTTCCATTTACTTTGTTCTTTAATTCTTTAACTAATTCGTAAGAAAGCATAATAGATGAAACTTGAGAATCGGAAACAGTCTTTCCAATTTTCATTTTTTCTAATACTGAAATTGTTTCTAATAATTTGATTTTAGTTACTTTATCACAAACTTTAGTTTCAATTAATCTTAATTCTTTTGCTATTTTAGGAACTTCAGTAACAACATAATCTTTGAATTTTGTTGTGTTACTCATATTGTTAATATACTCTTTTAATAAACCTTTTTGTTTTGCATCTAAATTAGTATATTTTTTATTAAAAGTTTCAACTAGGATTTTATAAGTTAATAAACGTAAATCTTTTTCTTGTTGAGAATAAGTTTCCATTAACTTAACGGATTCTACATTTTTAACTTCTTCTACTTTAGCAGGTCTTGCTATGATGTTTTCAATTAGGGTAATCTTTGAATTGAATATATCTTTGATATCGTAGTTTTCTGATTTTTTAGATTCAAATACTTTATAAATTGAAGCTAATACTTTATAATTAGTAATTGGTGATGATAAGAATTGCTCTATTTCAAATTTAGAACCAATTTCTTTAATCAAACCATACTTTTCTTTTGCTAATTTTGTCTCATTTAATTTAGAATGAGCTTGGGATACGGTATCTACAAATTTCTCTGCCCTACTTTCCGTATTATATTTTTCTTTCAAAAGTAGTTCGTACAAACGTAATTCTTTATTAAGTTCTGTTCCGGGAGCAAAAAACTCCTTAACTATTTTTTTAGCATTTTCCGTTTTATCTCCGTTTAATACCTCTAATGTTATTTGTCTTACTAATAATTCAAATAACACTCCAGTATTTTTGAACTTGGAATGTTTTATTTTTTTCATTTATTTACCCTATATTTAACTTACGACCGTATAGTAACACATATAAATATAAACCTTTTTTTATTTATTAAATTTTAGTGTCATCTAATAGATTTTTTTCATCCAACATACCAGATTTCTCACTTAAAATCTTTCGTTTAGCTGAAATACCATTCACATATTCTTTTGCTAATTTTGCACTTGCTATGTTTCTATTTTCTCTTTTTCTTTCTCCGTGATTTTCTTTATCACCCAAAGGGTCTCTACCATATGGATGTTTATCTTTACCATATGTGTTACCTTCTCTTGGTCTACCACCTTTGTCTTGACTCATACCCAACTTCAACTCTTCAATCTCCTGTTCCACATTTGTTTGTTTTGGTGGATTTGCCGGGTCTTCACCTTGCTGTTCAATTGAGTTGTGTCTAAATCTATCTTTAATATCTAATATTACTTTAGCTCTTTCAGTATCTATTTCGTCTTGGCTCATATTAAATACATTATGATATACCCAATCCGTAGATAACATATTCATATTTTTAATATCAGTTCCTAGTCTTACTTTCTCACTCCATAGATTTACTTTCTCTTGCTCATAGATTGTAGATGAGTTTGTAAGAGTTAATTCAAAATTTACCATTTCAGCATCATCAATACCTTGAGCTGCTAAGTGAACAATTGCTATTTTAGTTAATTCACTAACAACAGTTCTTTGGATTCTTTCAACAGTTCTTGCAAATCTAACATCTTCTGCTGCAAGAGTTGCTTTACCATTTACGTTCTCATCATATGATAAGTAAGCCTTTGGTACTCTTAATGCAGCAAATAATTTATTTTTTAAGTAATCAATATCTTCCGTAGCAGTATATTCTAAACCACTAATGTTTTCAATTGATGTACCACTATCCCCACCACGTACTGGTAAGAAGAAATCTTCCGTAAGGTTTTGGATATTGTATTTTAAGTTGTAATCACCTGTATTTCTATCAACGAATGGAGTTTTCTTCATTTTGTTGATAATCTTTTGCATATAGTTATCAACCTCCTGTGGTGGGATATTACCTATATCTATTTTGAATACTCTCTTTTCAGGTGCTCTCATAATACGATGGATTAACATTGCATCTTCCATAAGAGTTAATTGTTTCCAAATTCTTCGTGCACCTTCCAACATTGATTTACCATATGGTAAGAAGTTTGTATCTGAAAGTAAACGGAAATGAGCCATCTCATAGTTCTCATATTCCTTTTTACCAATCTCATCTAACTCCACTTTAAACTTAACATAGTTTGGATTTTGAGGGTCAGTATTTTCTAATCTCTCTGTATTATATGTTGAATATGGTTTTACATTTACAATACCAGTATCTTCACCAATTTCTAATGCTAAAAAGAAATCACCATACTTAACCATATTACGAACCCAAGGCCATAAATTAAATTCTACGTTCATTACATCGTAGAATAAATTGTGTAGTGATTCTTTTACATTTTCATTAGATGATTTGATTGTTAATACCTCACCATATTCATCCTTTGTAGTTGATTCATCCGCATAAATGTCTAACGCCGATGAAAGTATCGGGTCATTATCCATTGCATCATAATCTCTAAATAATTCTCTACGAACTTGTGCATATGCCATTGATTGTGCACCACCTTGTTGTTCGTAAAATGATTTTTGTAATTTTGTGTACCTGTCACGCAGGTTCATAAAATTTGTATTGAATTGTCTTTCGTCAGTATCTACAACCTTACGTTTTCCGTCTTTATCAATACGGACAACGGCTTGAGTTGAAAATAATTTTCTTAATCTACCAAAAAAACTTCTATCATCAGTTGCTTCTGCCATAATTTTCTATTTTACCATTTTCTGCAAGACCAATACCTTGCTTTTGTTCTTGGACCAGGATTATCGCAGTTATGTCTTGCTCTAAAACTTCTCCTTCTATCCGGATTTGATTTTTTAATCCTCATATTAGGGTCACCGAAGTTTACTTTAATCACTTTACCAGTCTTTGGGTTTTTGACATAAACTTTAAACTTTTTTACATCACCCTGCATTGGTTTACCCAACTTTACTTCTCTTCCCTGATATTCTGCTTCAAATACACAATTACAATTTGCCTCATCCAATTCGTTTGAGTATTGTTTTAGGTATGTAAGGAAGTCATCCATATCTTCTTGCTCAACATCCAATTCTTCATAATCATCAATTGGGTTATCTTGCGGAGTATCACCAACCGCATACGCTTGGTCTACATACTCATCTTCGTTCAGTAAAGATTTTAACTTAATCATAGTAAATAGTATTTTGATATATACAATAAATATGTAAAAATATTAAAACACTACAACCATTGGGTTAAATCTTCAAACTCCCCACCAACTCTCATCTTCCAAGGATTCTCATCCATATTAGATGGTGAATACACACCTTCGTATGTATTTGCTGTAATTCCAGCTACTGCCATTTTTGTTAAATCAATACCTTCTTGTCTTAATCTTAACGCAGTATCTCTTACCCATAATCCGATAGAGAATGCCATCACCAAGTCATCGTTATAACCCTTCATAGCTTCCGCTCTACCACTTGAATATATAAATGTAAACAATTCATCAATTAATCTAGAAGAACGTACTATAACCGATTTTTCTCTGAAATAATCATCCAACTTTGATATAATTAAAGGTCTTGTTTTTGATGTTGTTGAAAAACCAGCAACCAATCCTCTATCTTCTGCTCTGTATCTATTGTTTAATTGATTCTCAACATCTACATATTTCAAATCTTTACTCATATAGAATAGGTTACGATATCCTCTATCAATTACTTGTTGTATCGTTGCCCAACCAATATTTGCGTTTTCTATCACAAGCAATGCATCATTGTATTCAGTTGCAATTGCTACTAAAAAGTTTCCAAAATCTTTTGTATCCATCTTACCTTTGTACTCACCAACTTGCGTTGCCGTTACGATATCGATAATGTGGAATGTGGAATAATCGGCACCATCACCTCTTGCAACGTCAGCTACAACCATATATGATGCGGTTGATTTTGGATATTCCCATCTCCAAAAGTTGTTATCAATACCACCCTTTGAAACGGGCTCTTGAACATATGTTTCTTTATAGAACATCAATACATCAGGTTCAATTACACTATCTCCAGATGAAATAAAGTCACAATCACATTCTTGTGCGGCACCTTTCTTTCCCAACAACCTCTCTTGCTCATCTCTCCAACTTTGGTCTCTTTCAGGGTGTACAGTCCAATGTAAACGAATTGTATTGAATGGATTTATGGATGATTCAGCATCACTCCAAGTTTGGTGAAACCAATTACCCACACCATTAGGAGTTGATAACGCAATACACGCACCACCCGTTGATAGAGTAGATTGTGCCGATTTCCAAATCTCATCGATATCATCAATGAAAGCTGCCTCATCAAATATTAGTAATGATAATGCTTCAGAACGTCCTGCATCAGGTGAAGAAGCAATTGCTTTGATTTGTGAACCATTTTGTAATTTAAGTGAGAGTTTATTATCTTCCAATGCACCACCCTTCAACCAAGATGGTAATAGTTCGTACATTACTCTTACTTTTGTTACTAAGTTCTTTGCAACATCTTGCTTTGTTGCAATAACCAATACGTTAAAATCTTGGTTGAATAGCATACTCCACAATGAGTATCCCGCTGATAATGTGGAAATACCAGTTTGACGAGATTTAAGAACAATGTTAAAACGATTGTTTTTAAATTCGGTTAGTGTTTTCTCTTGAAAAGGAAATAGATGAAATGGTATTTTACCTTTCACCGGATGCTGAATCATACAATACTTCTTCATAAAGTGTATAGGGTCACTAGCACACTTTTTGTATTCTTCCGCAATAATTTGCTTTAGAGATTTCTTTTGTTGTATTCCGTTACTCATACTAAATCTTTAGGTGGTTTTACTAAATCATAATTTTTATCTTTTAGCAATTCCCAAGCTTCATTTCTTAATTTTGTAACCTGTGCAACTTCTTCCTCTACATTTGTAATTTCCAATAATATTTCTGCTTTCAATTCCTCAACAGGTCTTTCCATAGTCCACTTTTCAGTTTGACCACTTTCGTTTACATATTCATATTCCTGTTTTGCATCTTTATATGCTTGATTAAATTGAGCCAACACATCTCTTCCGTGGTCAATCATATTTGATGTTATCTTATATGTTTCATACGCATCCCACAATCCATCCAATCTTATTTCTAATTCTTTTTTAGCAAGACAAGTTGTACAATATCCAGTTTTAGATATTAATTTTTTATCAACTCTACCCAATTTTATTGTTTTACATTCAGTACCTTTACATCTATTAAGTTCAGCTAAATAGTTTCTCACACTAGCCATTGTATCACTTAATGATGATATTTGTTCTCTACCCCACTCTTTTTGTTCCCATTGAACTCCGTTTGAATCAGTCCAAGTTTCACCAACCTCTCTTGTAATATTAGATTCGGGATTTACTGATAATGAAATTTGTGCACTTGTTTCATATTCTTTTCCATGCAATACCATATCAACCAACTTTCTACGGGTTGGGTGCATGTACTTTTTTTTGAATTCTTTTGCCATATTATTTCCTATATATTCGTATATATAAGTATATAATTTTTAGAAAAAACGATAAAAATTATTCGTAAAAAAGACCCAATATTTGATTAAGTGGAGCGAATGCTCCTGTTAATTTGTAAGTGTTTCCATTATACACAAATACAATACCTTCATTTGGAACTATCTTTTCAAATCCACCTAATGCCTGCAATCTACTTAATTCCAATTTAAGTTTTTCTAACTTTTTAGGGTCTCCCAACTTTTTAACATCTTCAACTGTTTTATGTAATCTAGCTACCATTTGTTTAGTTGCTTCCGTTGGATTTGCAGTAAGCACGGATTCCATAAATGAAAGAACATCAGCTCCAACTCCTAAAAAGATTTCTTCAAATTTCATTAGGTTATCTTTTGCTATTTTAGCTTGGTCTTTCTTTTCGGTATTATCTGCCCAACTTCTTAATTTAGGGTCTTGTATTGTTGCTATTCTGAATCCCTTATCTCCAAATGCCCATCTTTTAACTAACCCAATTTTTTCTTGTGCATCTAAACCTTTTGCGTTTTTATCCACAAAGTTACTCCACCAAGCCTGATGATAATCAGCTACACCATCTTTATCTGATAACCCAAACTCACTTTGTAGTTTAGATATCATACTCATATACTTTGATTGTAGTTTTGATAAATCCTCACTTTTTGGCAATTTTTGCATTGGAGGTCCTTGTATTGTATATTTGGATTGAACACTTGCATTTATTTGCTTAATCATACCAGCTAATATTCTTGCAGATTGTTGGTTCTCCCCAGTTATATTACCATCAATATCATAATCAAATGTTCCGTGAAATACTAATAGTGGTTGGTTGTATGGAATTACATTTACTGATGTTGGGTATATTACCTCCAAATTCATAAAAGAACTACCATCATTGAATACTTTTTTTCTTTGAGGTTCGGATAGTGAACCAATTGCTTTTGATAAATCACTCATAGCAAAGTTGTAAGCATCGGTTAATCCACCTCTACCAGCAAACTTATCTGCTACCTGTCCTATTGTCATAGCACCCTCACCTTTGTTCTTTAGATGTGATTTGTTTCTAGCTGCTACTAATCTTCCATTTACCCAACTAATTGCTAATGCCTGTCCATCTGTCTTCTCTCTTGCTACATCCAAATCCCCAGTAAGTGCTTTTTGAACAATCTTTTTTAAATCACCAAAAGTTAGATTCATTTCAATATCAAACGGATGATGCATGTGTCCATAAGCCCCACCCTCAACAATTAAATCTTTACTTTCGTTTACTTTTTTAACAGGTTCGTATCCTTTGGTTTGTTTATCTTTAGTATCGGTTTGATGACCCGGCTCTATCTCTCTATCATCATCAAAATCAATTGTATCTAATTCAGCAGGATGTCCATAATCAGGTGCATATGCTGATGTTTTATGATGATGTAAAAAATTATGGTCAGCCGTTCCAACAGGTTTATGATTTTTTGAATTGATTGCTTCAAATGCGTTCTTTTTAACTTTATGCCACCCACCACCTGGTATTGTAAATACTCTTGCAGGTATTTTGAATGTAGAACCAATTGGAAATTTACTGAAATATTTACTATCTATGTGAACTACCTTTGTAATAAACTCTCTAGTCTTATTATCAACTCCTATCAATTCAACTTCAATAGGAACTACTTGCCCATTTATTTTAAGTTTACCACCATATATTCCAGCTGCAATTTCTACAATAATTTCTTCCGTTGTATAAACAGGAGTTGAAGATTTGAAATCATTTTTTCTCATTATGGTTTTAGCAATCAATTTGTTTGCCACTGCCATAAATGGAATGTTGATATTTGTTCTTTTATCTTTAACAACAAATTCCTTATATTGTTTTACAAATTCTAAAAATTTCTTTTTATTTTTTGCCAATCTCTTAAAGAAACCAGTTAGTTCTGCTGGAGATATTTGCTTACCATTACGAGGGTCATTTAATCTTTGGAAGAAATGGTCACTCTCTTTACCCAACTCAATATCTTCAGGAGATAATTGTTGGTCAGCATATTTCTCAACCTGGTCTAAATCAGATTTAGCCATTTCAGCCATTTCTGTTAAATCTTCCGGGTTTGGGAAATTATATTTTAATATACGATTGTACTTATCAGTTTTTCCATCGTTTTGGTCATCGGTTGGTAACTTTTGGTCTACTGCTCTTTTCTTTTCAAATTCGGATGGGTCTTCGTGATAAAAACACCAACCCTCTAAATTATCTAAATAATATTCTGCATTATTGTAATCATCCCAATCAGCATTCCACATTGTACCAGTTGTTGCATTACCATCATTGTAGAATGCACCATTACCACTATATTCCAAAATAGTTTCTTCATCAACCTCCTCATACCCACTCATACCTTTGTTCTTCAACTTCTTACTTACTTTAGCAACATCATCTGCTTTTGGAGCACCATTAATGTATCCACCCGGCAAAGACAAACCCACACCAGCTCCACCCGGCAATCCCATTTCATCCAATGCAGTTATATATTCTTCAGCTATCTGATTTAATTCTTCTTCGGATATTAATGATAGTTTTGTGTTCATTTCAGTATCTTCCCAAAATCTTTTTGATTTCTTAACTTTTTTCTTTGGTTTTACTTCTTTCCAATTTTCAACTTTATGCGGGTCTTTAGCAGGGTCTAAATCACTAGTTTCCATATTAGTTACTTTATAATAAACTTTTCTAAATGTGGAATCTTTATCTCTATCTTTACCTTTACCTCTAATCCAATCTCCTTGTGGTACATCCAATTGTTTATACCCTCCTTGTCTAAACCAAGGTTCTGGTTTTGCTTTGTTTATATATCTTTTCTGCCCATCCGCAACATAACCAGTTTCAGGTTCACCCCTATCTGCTTGATACCCACCCAAAGATGATTCATTTGTTGGTATTCTAAATGTAGTTGCTTTTTTACCATTAATAGTTGGCATTCCATGCTCATCTTTACCAATATCTTTTACAACTACTCTTTTATTTTTAAACTTACCCATTAAAAGAGTATCTCCTACATTTACATCTAAATTAATATCTTCAGAAAGTTTTGCTAATTTTAGAGTAATAAATTTAAAAACAGTTGGGTCAAACTTTGGATATGCCTTTAAAAATCCTTCTTTCTTTTCTTCGTCAGTTCCCTTACTTAACCAATTACGAACATCCGTTCCACTGATTGGATTTGATTGAGATGGTGAAGCATAAACATATCCTTTATCCAAATATCCCATTTCCACTTTACCTTTATATGGAGTAAAATATTTTCCACCCAATCTTTGTTCATCTTTTTCACCAACTACACTTATGAATCCAGTTTTAGCTGCATCATAATTACTTAAAATTTCAGATGGAGCATATGGATTTTTAACCTGAACTATTTTGTTTGATGGGATACCAAACATCTTAGTCATTATAGTTTTTTTCTCTCTGAAATCAAATGGAGATTTTTGATTATCGGTTTTGTTGGATGTTGCTATATAAACATTATCCCTTCCGAATTTTTTTGTAAGGTTTTGATATGTGGCGAAATGCCCTTTATGAAAAGGTTGAAATCTGCCAGAATAAACAACTATTACTTTGTCCATTTCGGCAGATTCCCCTAATATGCTTTCTACTAAAAAGTTAGATAATTCACTCATTAAATATAGTATTTCTCTTTATACTATATAAATATAGAATAAATTTTTATTGGTTAGCTTGTTGAGCTTGTTGTTCAGCCAATTGCTTACGAGTTGGTGCACCTGGTTGATATTGAACAGTACCTTCTTGAATATTAATTCTACCTTGTGGATACTTCTCATCAACTTGCTCTCCAATTTCGTTTAATTGTTGCTGATACATTTTGTAATCATCATTAGCTTTTTCTAAAAATTCATCCATACGAAGCATTTCTTCTTGAATTTGTTGTTTTCTAATGTAGATTCCACCAAACTCTTGAACTAATAAAGCCGTCTTTTGATTTAATTCTTGAATTTGTTTGATTACATCTTCATCTAATTTTGCAGTTGCAATCTCTACGTTTTGTATTTGCGGAACATCTAATGCCATAATATTATTGTTTTGTTTGTTTATATATAAATATACTCTTTTTTAATTTTTATAAGAATTTTTCCAATTCTTTTATTACCATTTGTGGTGTTATTGATTTAGTACACTCAAATTGTCTATCCGTACCTTTGTGGTCAGGACACCAATTCCAATCACCAGCATCTAATCTATAACGATTAAAACATCCACTACACTTACCTTCAGGTGCTGCAATTCTTATACAATCTTGCATCTCTGCCCAATCGTATGAGAATCCACTTACTAATACTGTTGGAGTACTAACTGCCCAACTTAGCCAACTCAACCCACTACCAATTCCAATAAATGCTTTTGATTTTCTAAGTTCATCAATTACATCACTTAAAGGTCCGTTTGGATGTTTAACAATTCCCGTTGGTAATTTGTTCCCCATATAATCATCTCCCTCTTTTGATATTAATTTAACTGTGTATCCTTTTGAGTTTAACCAATCTACTACATATTGCCAACCATCTTTGTTATTCCAAAATTTAGGTTGTGCAGTACCAAATACACCAATAGTAATTTGTTTTAGTTCTGGGTTTATGTCAATTGGGTTTTGTTTTATTTTAGGTCTAACTTCTACATAATCCAAACCTAAAATATCCGAACACATTTTTTGTAATGGTTGTTTTCTAAAATCATTTGGATTCTTTTGTAAATTTGGTTCGTTATTATCTAAATAAAATAAACCAATTGAATACATTGCATACAAACCATCAGCTGCTTCACCGGGATTGATAAATTCCAATTCAGGATATTGGTCTACAAACATATCATTCATAAATGTAGATGTTACCACTTTACAATTATGTTTTTTACGGAACTCATCTACATATGGAAACCAAGCCATAGTATCACCCAATGCTTTTGAATCCAATGGAATGTAAACTCGTTTATTAGTTGCATCATAAAGATGTTCATACCAAAGTTTACCATCTTGATAAATTTGTATTTTCCAATCTATAAAATATTCGTGATTACACTTTGTCCAACAATTGTTTCCAATGTTAGATGAAAATATTCTTTTTCCACTTCTATTATCTATAAAATCAACAGTATAATCTGCTTTGTAAGGTCCTTTGATTTCTACAAATGCACCTTTAACAAAATGAACAGATACACTATTTTTTACTTCAGTTATGTTATTTATATTTCTTTTTAAATTTTCGTATATCATACGTTCCAAGTTTTAATTGTTTGGTCTAATAATGAGAATCCTTCTGTCTGATTACTATACATTTTGTTTGTAGTGTATCTTTTTACTGGGTGTTTGAAAAACACGTGATTATACCACAAATCACCAACATCCCATTCACAATCTGCAATTCTATCTTTCCACCATTGTTTATCTTTGTTTCTAACTAAATAAGCGTGAGCAAGGTCTTGGTTATGTGCAGTTTGTGAAAACAATTCATCTATCTTTTCCTTTGAACGGGATGGGTTATTTGCCAATCCAATATAGTACACATCATCTCTTTCCGAAATGAAACATGCTTTGTGAACTATATCTACAAACTCTTCCAAACCAGTATAGATAAACGCATCTGCTTCGAATATAAGAGTGTAATCGTACTTATCATCCAAACTATCAACTGCGTTCTTATGTGCCAAATAACACCCATAATGCCCACCAGTTATCCAACCCAATCCAGCACCAGGCCATAACTCACCCGGCTTATTATCTTTACTTATATGTTCGGGTCTTCTACAATGTTCAGCAGGTGGAATATCTTTGTACACCTCCGTTACACTTTGAGTATAATCAATTCCATACTTTTGTAATTGTTTTATGGAAGCAATACTGATATATTCTCTTGCGTTAAATGGAGTTGTTAGTAGGTGTTTGATTTGTATTCTAGGTTTCTTTCTTACAAATGCTCTATAATATGTTTTATCAAATTGACCGTAAAAGAAATCGTTTACTGCATCAGTTACACCATCGGTTATTGTGTAATCATCTCCACTAATAATACCACCCGGTTTTACTTTATTATACCAAGTTTTTAAATCAGTTGTAACATCTTCATATGTGTGCCCAGCATCAATCATTATATAATCAATACTATTATTTTTAAATTGATTTGCTGCATTTACAGAAGTATCTTTTATAATATCAAATAATCCGTAATTGTTTGAAAGTAATGTATTATCAATAAATTCAGAAAATAAATCTCCATTATAATGTTGAACTACGGGATTATGCCAAGGTTCTGATTCAGTTCCTTTGAATGTATCAACAGTTGTAAAGTGAATTCGTTTACCAGATTCTTTAATTTTTTGAACCATATAGTTGGTAGATTTTCCCATCCATGCCCCAACTTCTACAAACTCACAACCATCATATCCAGCCTGAACTATATCTTTGTATAAATGATTGTAATAGAACCATCCGTTTATTTCTCCAAATTCAGGTTTTAATTGTTCCAATATAATTTTTTTAGTTGCAGCAACATCACCATCAATATATGTTACCAATGGATTATTATCGTAAGTATCCAAATAGGTATGTAATCTTCTAAAAATACAAGGTAATTTATATGATAATGCTTCTTTGATTGATAACGGATTTAATTCCCACAAAGTTGAAAAATAAAAGAAATCCGCTGCTGCGTAAAACTTATCAGCATCATTTCGTTCTCCCCATACCACACAATTAGATGGTTTATCTTCCATTAAAGGTTTCCAATAATCCTCAAAGTTCATAGCTTGGTTTCCTACAAAATGAAATTTAATTTTATACTTTTCCAATTGTCTAGCTACTTCAAAGATTTCAGCTTGGTTTTTGCCGGGTGCAAACAATCCTACATTCAGAACATGCTTCCAATCTTTTTCAAATCCTAATACTTCTTTTGCTTTATCTTTATCGTAGTTGATATCTTCAATCGGATATTCCCACAACATAGTATCAACACCCAAATGTTCAAACTTTCTCCTACTCCATTCAGATACTAACACATATCTATCCGGTTGATAAATAATTGTATCAGGGTCTGTAAATGAACCATGTGTTGTTGCTATGATAAAATACTTGCGATTATCATCCCAAATCTTATCTAATATATCGTAATCTAAATCGTGTTGTGGAATTTCCTGAAAGTGTATGATATCAGGTTCAAAATCATCTATAACTTTTAGTATATCCGATTTATCTTCGTACAAAGTGTGAACAGGAACTAATGCTTTGATTTTATTCTTTTGAACCACAAACGCATCACCACCACTATTTCTAACTTCAACTACCTTTATTTGGTAATCTTTGTAAAAATGTTCAACTTGTTTTAATAGATATTGTGGTTGCCCCCCAGTAGATAAATGGGGAGCAACATATAATATTTTTTTACGTGGATTATTCATTGTAACAAATATACGAAACTTTTTTGATATTTCCTAATTTTCTTGGTAAGTAATTGTACCATCTGCCAAATCTATTTCTGCAGATGGATATGTTTTTTCCAATATTCTTAAAACATCATTTAATTCTTCGTTTTTTTCGTCAAATGTTTTTTCAACACCATTTAATGAAAGAGTTACATTTTTTAATTCTTCATTCAAACCTCTAATTTGTAAATGAGCAGTTCCAATTGTATTTACCAACCCATTTATTTCGGTCTGCAAATCAACCAATTTTTTATAGGTTTCATCTGCTAATTTTTCAGTTTTAATAGCCATAATTTTATTCTATATGTTTATATATAAATATATGTTTTTTACTTTTTAGTAATTAGCACAAGCAGTAGCACAATCTCCACCCTGTGTATATTCGTACCCAGTAATATTCACATCAGCAGGGCTTCCAGAAGATGTACTTGTTAATACTCTCCAAGAATAAACACCATCAGGAGTATAATAACTACCAGCACTTAATACGTTATCGGAATAAATTATTACATCAGCTTGTTCTGTACAACTTGCGCAATCATATTTCTTACCCAAATAGAAATAACCACTTGGTGGTGTTGGTGGTGGTGTTGGCGGTGGTGATGGTGGTGGTGAACCTCCACAAGATGTACCTAAATCAGATGTAACACCTCCACCAAAATACCAATAATTAGTACCGTCTGAATAGTATCCATCAGGTACAGCCGTTACATAATCGGATAAGTATAAATACGTTCCGGTTGTAATACTTGATTGGTTAGAGTAGTAAGTTGTTCTTACAAACGAGTTGTATTCATTACATGCATCTACACCCGTAGCTTCTCCGCCATTATTCAATAAATACGAATATGGTGGTGTTGGTGGTGGCGTTGGACCAGGAGGTGTTGGCGGCGGAGTTGGTGGACCCGGCGTTGGTGGGCCCGGCGTTGGTGGTGGTGTTGGTGGAGATGGTGCAGTA